TCAATCACCCCCCTCATTATTTGCAGGGGGGCCTTGAATGTATAGATGTAATTAAAGCTATGCTTACGGCTGAAGAATTTAAAGGGTATTGCAAAGGTAATGCCGTTAAATATATTTGGAGAGAAGACCATAAAGGTGCCAACATTCAGGATCTAAAAAAAGCCGTTGTTTATATTAACTGGGCGATTGATCAGATGGAGAACATGTAGTGATTAATTATCCTTGTGGTTGGTTTGATGTAGAACAATTGCCTGGTGGCTCTGGACAAAAAGAAGAAGATGAAGAATCTTAAAAAAGAAAGAAAGGTTTTGGTCGGAGCTACGTTTTATGCAGATAATGTAGATCCAAACGCTGAAGGTTTACCAGATCTATTGCGAAATAAATTTGAGCAAGAGGTTGATAGAAACAATATATTTTTTAGTATCTGTATTCCAGGTGATAACAACAAAATAAATTTGGAAGATGTGGTTAAACAAAATAATGATTTGCTGCATCAGGTTAAATTTTGGCAAGAACTTTACTTAAAAGCTATAGATCCCAATACCTCAAAAACGTGATAACTTCGTTAATACTAAACCTTAGACTGGGTTAAGAAAACTTCACTAGCGGCCTCTCAGGAGGTCGTTTTTTTTACAAAACAAAAAAAAGGGGCATAAAGCCCCTTCTTAACATTCTTACTTAGAATGGAGGCTTTTCTCCAGGTGCAGCTGGTTTCATCTCTGAAGCTTCCATTTTCAGGATCTTAGTCTTCAAAGAAGTAACAGCTTGGCCCTCAGCATTAGTCCAGTTATCTTCAAACTGTCTAATACCAACTTTAAGTGTTTTACCAATAAAGTCTGTGGCTTTCTCTGGTAGCTTTTTATATCCGCAAACAAGAGCAAGCCGACTAAATATCTCACTTGCTATTCTTTTTGAATCTTCATTAGCAGACCATAAGTTATACCATTCATTATGATCTCGGTAAGTACCGCCATCAACTTGAAATGTTATCTTCTGAGTCCAATTACCGCTGTTAGATTTATATTTCTCAGCAGCAATAATCTTTGCCTCATACTCACCAGTTGGAGCAACCTCGGGACCTTTCGATTCCATTTGCTCCGCATTTTCAAAAAAATCTACGCCATCAAAATCTGACATTATTTACTCTCCTTATTTTCAACATTCATAGAAAACCCTAATTTTGCAATTAGAGCAGTTAGATTTGGTTCCTCAAAGGCTTCTAGCTTACCGCTACGGTCTTTGGCTGTGTAGCCTTGACCAATCCTTGATTGTAACCACCTTGCAGCTACGGGATTACCGTCATCATCTTGATCTTCGATAACTCGTAGTGCCAAAACCTCGTCAAAGAAATACGTAATTGCATCTCCTAAAGGTTTACTTGCCATTTTAGGACCAAAGAAAAATACGCCATCATTATTCTCTTTGCCTTCTTTGCAAATAAATAAAACATGCATATCAAGATCCCTAAATGATCTCATTAGACTTGTAACAGCTTCACTTACGTTTTGATAAGCCATTCTTCCGTCCTTGTTTCTACCCTTCTCATGTACCAATAAGATCTCAGAGATCTCCGATACAGAGTCTAAACATACGCTATCGTAGACTAATTCGCCAGATTTAAGAGCAGCATACACTTCTCTTAGATCATCATAATTAGCGACTTCAATAGCAGATACGTTGGGCGCATCTTTAATGGAAAGCAAACCAGCTTCCGCACTAATGACTAAAACGTTACCTGGCATACTTTGTGTTGCAAAAGTTTTACCAGCCCCAGCTTGACCATATATAAGAATTTTAGCTCCTTGTTGGTCCACCAATTTATCAGGTGTTTTTATTTTATCTTTCAAGCTCATGTCTCTACCTCCTATAGTTTGTAAAAATGAACTTGATTATTATAACCTAAGAAACTACAATATGTAAATCATATTATTTAGGAGAAGTATATGAGTAAACAAAACGATATAACTTGGCTGGCGAATTACTATTTTAGGTCCAAGGCTATTGCAACAAAAAAATTAAAGGAGTTAAGCACTATGGGCGTTCAACCAAAGCACAAAGAAAGAAAAGTAGATCAATACACACTATCTGGTTATATAAAGTTTTTAGGTCATAAGAAAGCAGCAGAAGACTTTAAATGCTCTGAAGCATCATGTAAGTCCTGGAGGTATGGATACAGGCAACCGTCTATAGCGCAAGCTAAACAAATTATACAAGCAACAGAGGGAAGACTAGACTTTGAATCTATTTACGGTTCTATATCTGAAATTTTAGAAACAAAGGACTAGTATGTTCCAACTCAATATTAATGAGGATGATTCTTCCTTAGATATTGCCTTGGCTTATTTTGATGATGGTTATAATGTTGTCCCTTTACAGAGATCCAACAAGAAACCTCCGTCATTTTTAGGAAGCTGGGAACAATACAAGGAGACTAGGCCTCCCAGAGAACTCGTAGAGTCTTGGTTTAAAGATAGAGACAATCTACAGGTCGCATTAGTTTGTGGCAAGTTTGTTGTTGTTGATGCAGATTCACCAGAAGCTATGGATTGGGTAGAAAGAAATTTACCTGCTTGTCCATTTAAAGTTATTACTGGTAAGGGTATGCATTACTATTATAACAACCCAGAGAACTATACGACTTTTGCAACCAGAAGGACCAATGAAACACCTATTGAACGACTAATAGATATTAGGGGTGTTGGTGGTCTTATTATTGCGCCGTATAACCGTCATGCTAATGGTCAGGTTTACAAGCCTGTTATATTCCCTGATTGGAAAATACATGACCATACAGATCTACCAGACTTTACTGAGAAAGAGTTTCTTCAAATTACAGGCGTACCCAAGGTAGAGAGCAGCAAGCAAACTGCGCCTTTCTCCTTGGATGGCGTACTTGAAGGATCTAGAAATGATGGAGCTGCTAGGATAGCTGGGTATCTTATATCTAAAAATGTAAACCTTGATTTTATTAGAGTGTTTTTACAAAACTGGAATAAGAATAACAACCCACCATTACCTCAACAAGAAATTGATTCGGTAGTAGATAATGTAAAGAGAACTCATGATCGTAAAAATCAGATAGCTCCACTCTTTATACAGTCAACTGAAAGCATCACACCACCCAAAGATTTATTCTCACCACCTGGACTGCTAAAAAGTATGTTTGAATTTTGTGAGGATATTGCTCAAGTACCACAACCAGAACTATCCCTTGTAGGAGCATTAGCATTAGCTAGCGTTACCTGTGGAAGATTATACAGAACTAACATGAATAACTTTTCTAGTATGTACTTTATGGGCGTAGCTAAATCAGGCCAAGGCAAGGAAAACATCAAGACATTCATAGAATCTATATTGAATGCCTCGGATCATAGCAAGTTAATTGTTGGTGATGGTTATACATCAAGTGGTGCTGTTCACTCAGTATTAAAGATAAGACCAACACAAATTACCGTTATGGATGAGTTTGGTAAAAGACTAGAAGCCATAAGCAACGCTGGGAATACCAACAAAGAAGACGGCATCCAAACCTTAATGGAGGCTTGGGGTCGTTGTCATGGGACTCTGCGACCAGATAACTACTCACTAATGGCTGTTCAAGAACAATACAAAGAGCAGATGATGAATAGGGTAACTCATAAACCAGCCATTACATTAGTAGGATTATCTGTACCTAAGAACTTCTACTCAGCTTTAAATGGTGGAAGGATTGCAGATGGATTCTTGAATAGGTTTGTTGTTGTTGAGTCTATTGAACCTAGAAGAGTTGGAGATCTAAAAAGATTTAAAGAGCCACCTACAAGTATAGTGAACTGGGTTAACTATGTTCGCAGACTTAAAGGCAATTTAACTGATGCTTCTAGAGATAATGCAGAGATGGATCTAAACCAAACCGTATTAGAGTTTGATAAACCGTCAGAAGAATTGCTGCAAGACTTTGCTAGAGAGATTATTAAAAGACAAGACATACTAGAAAAAGATAACTTAGAACCTTTGCTTAGTAGATCTAAAGAGAAGGCTATGAGATTAGCGTTACTTTGTACCTTAGCCTCTAGCGCAGACGCTACCAAGATTACAGCCGATATCACTAAGTGGGCGATAGATTACATTAGATATTATGACCTTATGTTTATTGAGTCCTGTAGAGATAAGGTAGCCAGCTCTGCAACAGAGTCTCGTATCAAACAAGTGTTGTCTTTTATTAGATCTAGAAATGGAGAAGGCATATCTAAACGAGAAGTAGATAGGCATGAACTATTTAGAAGTATGAAGTCATACGAAGTTAAAGAGATTATAGAACGGTTAAAGAATGCTGGAGAGATCCAGGAAATTGAAATAAAAGTTGGGGGCAAAGGTAGACCAACCAAAAGGTTTGTTGCTGTAGATCCTAACTTCTTTGAGGAGTGATATGAAAACACCATCATTAGAAAGCAGAGAAGATCAGAAACGAGAAGAGCGAGTAGCAGGATTCCTGGAGGGCCTTTGGGGAGTCAGCTGTCATAAGTTACCCACAAGTTATTCACTAGATTATTGGATAGAGTCGCAAGAAAAAAACTATTGGTGCGAAGTTAAATGTCGTACCTTTGCGTATGACAAGTATGACACCTTGATATTATCTACGAATAAACTTAGGAAAGGATCTTCGTTTGCATTAGCAACAGGCGTACCGTTCATTATTGTTTATGCTATGACTGATGGTATTTACATGCATGAATGGAAGAAAGACTTTGTTTATGATGTCAGGATGAATGTAAGTGATAATCCTACTTATGATGAGGACAATGAGCCTTACATACATATACCGTTAGAAGATTGGGTTTGTTTATCCGATAAGCCTTTAGGTATGGATAGAAACGAGATAGGTTTCTGATGAGTAGGAATGCAAAGACAACACAATTAACTGAAGAACAGAAAGTTTGGATGGAAAGGCAAAAGTTATATACGACTCATCCTATCTATAAAAATACTTTGGTCAGAAAAATATGTAATGATTTTGACGGAAAGGTTATAGAAGTAAACGGTAAAAGTATTACCCAAGTCTAGAAGGTCTACCGAACAACTGTTCATCTAGATCTAATCTATCTTGAGACAAAGGATTCATGTTAGGCATTTCAATTGATGGAACATCTGGAAGAGGTATGTTTTGCACAACAGGCGCTTGAGTTGAGCGTAAGTTTTGTCTTGTTTGTTGCTCTATATCTTCTACACCAGTAACAGCTTCATTTATTATTTCTTTTGCAGGATCTAATAACTCTTCTAACTCTAGTTTATCAATAGCTCCACCCATAATATCTCCCGCTATTGATCCTGCTTGCTCAGCTCCCATACCTAGCTCTCTTACAAGAGTTTGTCTAATTGCCTGTTCTGTCATGTCTAAAGAAGTCATAATCGAACCTTTATCTGTTTTAGCAAATGCAGCAATAACTCTAGGAGATGAAAATAATTTTCTTGCTACAGCTAACCCTAAAACCGTAGGTAAAACAGCTATTGGATTAAGAGCCAAGCTAGCACCAATACCAGCAGCCACCAGTCCACCAGCTGCGCCTCCACGACCAGCTTCTTGTTTTGTTAAAATATCTACTGTTTTTTGAAAGTTTCTAAGTCCTTGAGTAAGTTCTGTGCCAAACATAGCGTCTAGAGTTTCATCTCCATAAGAATCTAAGGCTGTTTTTAAATTACCTGATTTAAATAAATCTGTAATTCTGCCTTTACCATTTAAATCTACAGATTTAGATAACAGTTTTTGCATACTTGCTTGTTGTATGCTGGTGAACACCTCATCACTTACGGTATCTTTTAAGATTTGTATATTTGCATTAGCGTTAGGCCTAAAAATTATATTAACCGTTTCGTCTATTCCTTTTAACGGTAAGTCTGATATAGCTCTATTGGCCTCTAACTTTAATCTGTTTTCAGAAGCTGTTGCTAATTGTTTTAACCCTTGTACAAATGCAAGGCCTTGATCGCTAGCACCTAAACCTTTGTTATTAGTTGTAAAATCATTTACTAAATTTTTAATATCTTGAGGCTTTAGTCTTGGATTAATTTTATTAACTTGAGCAATAGTATCTCTTACAAGTTTAGCTGTATTCCTGCCTGTAACAGAATCAGTAAACAAAGAATCTAACTTACCAGGGTAATCTCTTTCAAACCTTTTAATTTGTTTTGCAAATTCCGTAAAGTTAATTGATTCATCTACAACATCCGTTGATGCTCTAAATGCATCATTAAATAGTCTTTGTTTAATTTGTCCTTTTAATCTTTTCTCTGTATTACCAACTTTTCCTGCTTGAGTTAAGTATCTGTCATACTGATTAAGTGCTTTAAATATGTCATCTAATTCAGACTTATATCCATCTAAAATAACTTTTTTATAAATATCATCTGCATCAAAAGCACCTTTTTGAGAATTAGAAATAATTTTTTTAATTTCCATTCTATCAAACGGAGCCATTCTTTTAGCAGCTGTTTCATTTGCGATTCTAAGTTGTTTTATTGCATTATTCATATCAGATAGCATTTCACCTTGTACTTCAATCTCATCTCCAAACGCATTAGGATTAAGCTCTTTGTTTCTTTTAATGGTTTTTGCTAACTGCACATTAAAGTTTGTTACTCCATCAACTTCTAATTGAGTTAAAATACTATTAGGTCCGCCTTCTGGAACAAAGTATTCTCCATTTTGTTTTACCCTTGAGTCATCTAGCTTGCGCATTACTTCAATAATTACTTTACGTTCTGGGCTTGCTTCAAGTGTATCTCTTGAAAGAGTGTTTAATTTTGAGTAAGCATTTCTTATGTGTGATAAAGATACTAAGTTTGGATTGCCAAATTCATCTATTGGGTTAGCAACATCTTTTTTTAACTCTAAAAGTGCTTTTTCTATTTGAGCAACTATACCCCCGTCTAACTCAACTTTATTATTTACACCCCAAAGATAATCTGCATCTTTATGCTGTTTAATTAATTTAATAGATTCGTCAACATTATCATATATAACATTACGAATAATTCTGTCAGTTGTTTGCGCTTTTGCAAGCTCTAGACCTGTTTTTCCTTCAGTAGAAACAAGATTATTAAAAACTTCATCTACACCTCTGTATTTTGTTCCTAAATCAATTGTTACTTCACGTCTTGCTCTTGATAAGTTTTCTTTTAGTTCATCACTTAACATTCTTCTGGTTGGAGCGTCACCATAATTACCAACTTCAATTGCATCATCTACAACTTCATCTAACATGTTTTTAAGTTGTTGGGTAACAGTTTTTTCTTTTAACCGTAATGCTTGCAAACTAGCTTGAACTTGTTCATCAAGACTTCCTTTGGTTGCATCTGAAATAGATTTTTGTAGTAAAGCATTTTCTCCACCTATTTCTTCTAAAAGATTATCTATTTCAAGCCTTAAAAAACCAGCTGTTTCTTTATCTCTGGTATTACCAAGAACTTGTTCAGAAATATCTTGCAATCTTCCAGGAAGTTTTCTTCCTAAGGTTGCCTGAGATGCAAGGCCCTTAAAATCAAAGTTTTTAACTTTGCCGTCTCGGATTGCTTTGGCTATTTGTCTTTCTGTTGCTTCTTTCCCAAGGCTTGCATCTAACTTTAATATGTCAGTAGCAGATCTACCTTTGGCCATCTGTCTGTTAAGTCTTAAATCTTGATTTGGTGCATTTTTACCTAAAAATAATTTAAATCCCATACCTATTAATTCACCTACACCTTGCCCAACAGATCCAAACAAAAACTCACCACCAAATAAATCTTTTAATTCATCTCTTTCTTGTAATTGAAAACCTTCCTGATAGTCTAATGCTTCTTCTGCAGCTTTTCCTGCAGATGAACCTATTCCAGCCCCAACCATTCTTGCTATTCTAGCTCTACCGCCAAATGCAGCTGTAAGGCCTTTAATAATTCTTAATTGAGGAGACATAAGAGCAATTGCTCCTCCTATAGGCCCAGCAATCCCTGCAAAGTCTGCAAGATCTCCAGTTCTAAAACCAAAATCATTTTCATCAATAATAGTATTTAACGGTATTTCAGAACCGTCAGAAAGTTTTCTATATTGAATAGGTAGTCCTAGCTCTTGTAAACCTGTAGGAGTTAAAGCCGCTTGACCTTTAGTGTTTCTTGTAAAACCTGAAGATCCTACAAAGTTACTTAAAACTGAATCTTGTTCTTTAAACCCAATTATTCCACTAGTTTCTGCTCTGGCTAACTGCGCTCTAAGATTTCTAAGGACACCTTCTTTTTCAGTACCTTTGTCTATTTGTCTTTCAAACTTACCTCTAACGCCTGTCTCATAATCAAAATTAAGTTTGTCATAAAAAGGAGAAACGGCACCAGTTGCTATTGTTGCTTTAACTTTTTTTCTTGCTTCTTCTACTGAATCTGCTTCAACAAATTCAAACACATCTTCAGAAATATTTATTTTATATTTAGGCATTATAAAGTTGCTTCAATATAACCCGCAGCGTCATCACCCAGTTTATAATTTTGAATATTATCAAAACTAAAACCAAGAATTCTATTAATTAATGATTCATTAGCCATTAACGCTGGGGAATTATATCCTCCTAATCCTATTGCATTAGCTCTTGAAATAACTAAAGATTGATCTTTTCTCATGCTTTCTACAATATTATCTCTGCTATTAGTTAATAACTTAGAAAGTTCTGCTGGTGAGGTAAATACACCTACTTTACCAAATATTCTAGCTACAATATCTCTGTCTAAGTTAGAAATAGTTTTACCTGACTCTCCAAGAATCTGTCTTACAGATCTTTGAGCTGTTACATCAAGAATCACCTGAGTTCTAACTGCTGGATCTAATTTGTTCCATTCTGTTTCTCCATAACCAGCAAGATTTCTAAATTTATCACTAATTTGTCTTACAAAACCTTGCGCACCAAAAGCTCCTGTCTCTTTTATGTCTTCATTTAAAATTTGATTAATGTCGCTAACAATTCTTTCACTTTCGTCAAATTGTGATAAGGATCCAGCAATATCGTCTTCAAATCCAGTAAACGTTTTTATGTCGCTTGGCTTCATACCTTCAGCTAATTTATTTCTTGCTTCTAAATCTG